TAACGTAAGAACAAACAATTGGTTACACGATGAAATACAACAATTACAAGAATTATCAGGACGCAGCAACTAACATAAACAGGTTAGCTGATATTTGTGACAATCAACACGTCACAGCGCAGGATCAGAGGCAGCAGCGACGGTTAAATGTAGACCTAGATTTGGAACGTCGGGACGGCTACTTGGCTCCAGACGAAATCTACATACCAACGCACATAATCGACAGTAATATTCGTCGTGAACAGGCCAAGTATGTTTCGTACATAGTCAACTCACGGCGTACTGCGATCTTCTCCAGTTCAACAAACCCTGCGTTTAACACGGGGCCACTTGAGCGTGATTTCACAGAACGCTGCCGATATGATGGTTGGCAAATCCCACTCTTCCGCACGATAGACTGTATGCAGCTCCACGGTTATTGTGCTGCTGAGATTCAGTTTGACGATACAAAACCCGGACACTTTGCTGTTGAGGCTGTAAACTACGAAGACTTTGCATTTCCAGATGACACACGCGACATACAATCTTGTAGTATGTTGGTGCATCGACATTACTTTACTCGCGAACAACTGATAGACATGACAAAAACTCGCGAGTTTAGTGCAAAAGAGGTCGAGTCACTTGTTGGGCAAGACCCAGTTAATGAACAGACTGAATCTCTATTTAAGATAGAGAAGGTTATGTTCCGAAACAATGGGATAGTTCAAGTGGGGTGGTCTTGCGTAGCCAAATGCAACGAATGGTTGCGCAAGCCACGCCCATTGTTCTTAGGTCGCCGAGACGAGAGCGGTGAGATTCATGAGACAGATTATCCTTACGTCATATTTCACTACATGATAGCGGAGGATATGACCATCAAGAATTGTGTGGGTCGTGCTTACCTAGACAAACACACGCAGGAGGCAGTTAGCTCCTTGATGTCATCATTTGTCACAGCACATCGTCGTGCGTCAAACTTCTACTTCTCAAAAGATGCAGATGACCCCAACCAGAGCAACGAACAAACTAGCGTTCAGTTTGTGCCGGGAGCGTTGATTGATGCGAATGTCAGGCAATTCCAGCTATCACCGCCCAACTCAACGATGCTCTCAGCCATCCAGACGCTTGTGACACAGAACTCACAGGAGCAGTCGCAGATGAACTACGCTGCGATGAATCGTCAGGACAGCCGCAAGACAGCCACCGAGATTCAAACAGCATCAGCGGAGGCCCAACTTTTATCCGCAACACAAGTCTCCTTGTTTAGCATCTCGATCAAGAAGATTTACGAGCATTGCTGGGAAATCTATAAGTCTAGGGTAATTGATGGTCTTTTGGAGCCAACAATTCCTCTGCACTACTTTATTGACCACGAGTACAACATCAAACCAGCCGGTGACACAGATGTTGTTGAGAGGCAGGAGAAGGCGCAGAAGATGTTACAGGTGTGGCCGGTCATTCAGCAAAACAGCGCACTAGCCATGATCTACATGGAGGATATGTTAACGATGCTATTCCCTGACGAAGCACCAAAATATCTAACGCAGATGAAACAAGATACTACCAAGACTCAGTTATTGCAACAACTATCGGCAATTGTTCAGAGTCTTGTGATAGACCCGCAGACAGGCCAGTTAACGCCAGAAGCACAACCGTATGCACAGCAAATACAGCAAATACAGCAACAAGTCCAAGCACTTGCAGGAGGAGACCAAGGCGGTTCTGGAGGAGCAAGCATGGCAGCAATGGGTGGACAACCCAACAACCAAGGTGTTCCTATCGCTCCTCAGGCAGGAGCGGGAGCGCCTAGTTAAGGATGTTAGTTATCTTGCCACAAAACGATCAGTTCCAGATGGTGACGTTCGGATAGTGGCAACTCAAATAAAGGTACTAGACGAAACAATACACATAATACATGACAAAGACCGATACAAAAATAGCGGAAGCAATCGAGCAAGAGTTTGACTTTGGCACGATAGACATTGGCGATCAGCTTGATACTGACGAGTTAGATACGATAAAACCAGTCGAGGAACCAGTTGAGGAGAAACCGGATGAAGAGGAATCTGAGACCGAAGCACCAACAGAAGAGTCTGAAAAGTCAGAAGAGCCTGAAGCTGATGAAACTGAAGAAGACAAGAAGGAGGCTGAAGAAGATGAGCCAGAAGAGTTGACCACTGAGGATGTCCTTGGTGATCCCTTGAAAGAGGATAACGAAGAAGACGAGCCAAAAGGCCGCACATACGAGGGTTTCGACGATGAGGATAAGCAATATGCCAAACAGATGTCTAATGCTGCTTACGATCATTTCACCAAAAAACTTCAAACGTTAAAGACGGGTAAATCTACAGCAGAAGAGACACAAGACCTTCTATCACACCCGGAAGCCTACTCGCTTAACCCGGAATATCAACAACTTGTGACAGACTACGATAAGGCATCACAAGAGAAGGCGCATTGGCGTAAACAGCTTGTGGCCATCCGAAATGGTGAAAACTGGCGTTCTGTTGAAGGTTACGACAAAAATGGGAAGATTGTGCATGGCCGCGACGAGTTCCAGCCCACAGCAGAATCTGAGATTGACGTACAAGCTGCGCTGACAGAGGCACAAACTATGAGTAAATCCTTTAGTCAACGCGCTCAATCAATACAACATAACCACGCAACCAACTACAAAGATTCCGTTCAGATGCTTGAGGACGAGCAGCGTAAGCAGTTTAAGTGGTTGGAGGATAAGGAGATGGGTAAGAAAACGATAGACATACCCAACTTTGGCAAGACATCCATCAATAAACTGCGTAAGACATTTATTGACGTTTTACCTAAGGTTTTTGCAAATCATCCAATGTCTGAGTTGGCCACAAATCTCTGGATAAACAACCAGATTATGGCCAAGCAACAGCTAGAATTGACTGAAAAGGTTAAGAAACAGACTAGAAACAAGAAGGATATGCTGCGAGGCGAGCCAACATCTAAAACATCCAAAGCTGATGATGATGAGATGTTTACAATGGATGATTTAATGAACGATTTTATCTTGTAAGTTGGCAGAGTTCTTGCTCTAATCCAGTTGCTTCTGACGGTAAGGGCATACCACGCTACTCGTGTGAAGGGCATCACAACTTGCGTTTAAAATTGAATATATTATAACATTATGGCTGTAACAGCAGTTGATCCTAGTAGTACCCTCGCACAAGCGATGGCTACAACGGCAGTATCCAACAACTTTAATAAGTTGGATTTCTACCTAGTTAAAAACGAGGTTGCCCTTTTTCCCAAATGGAATGTCTATGACACTCTGTATGGCTCGATTAAGTGGCAACCTAATATGGGAGACACCCTTCAAGGGTTGACTCCAACGCCCAGTCCTATAAGTCGTTCTACATTCGCACCGAATGTATTGGCTGACGCGCCACTCAAGGACATCTACAAGGTTGGTGAGCGGAATGAATCTGCAAAACTTTCTTACCACAGGTATGAGAGTACGCGGTTTCGGTTCCTCAACAGCTTTGAGTCGTTCTGGCGTGACCAGTTATCCTACGCTCACAAGGACATCGTTCGTCAAATCCAGACATCACAGAATCAGTTCATCCGAACTTTGATGTGGTATCAAACACCAGACGTTTATTTAGCAGATAGTGGTGCTGGTCGTTTGACTAGTTCGGTGAGTCTTCCCGGTTCTGCTGCGAAAGTTTCGCTGACACAGGATCAGATTCGCACCATTGACGGTGATGATGACCGCACTTCTGCCACAACCTCCGCAATTGGTGAGGGTGGTGGACAGGAGTTTCGTGATGCAATCTGCATACAAGCCACTCCTGCTACTACTGATGCTGGCTATTTGTCGTTGAAAGACATCTACCAAGCTATGTTGGTTTTGCAGGAGGATGTTCAAGCACCTACGTTTGATCGTCAATATGGTACTCCAAAGAGTTCCGAGATGATTAAGGGTAAGTACGTTCTTGTCTGTTCAACTGAAGCATGGGCATCGCTCATGTGGGATGCTGACTTGGCTGGAACAACTGGTCGCCGTCTTGCACCCGCCAACATGAACCTCATCAATGATGGTTTTGCTGGTGATTTGTGGGGTAAGATCACAGTTAAGTTTGACCCACATCCATTGCGCTTTATGGACAATGGTGCGTGGATCAATCCACAGACTGTAACTAACAACAAGGTTGTGCCTAACTCGGCTTACACCAAGATTAGTACAACTGCATCTGATTCTGTTGCCTCTAACGAGGTTGCATTCTTGTGTGGTGCAGATGCCTTTAAGGCAATTTCTGTTGGGCCGCCGCCCAAAGAGTTTGCTGGTAAGAACATCTCCAAGAAGAAACTGTACGGCATGAACTGGAATGGTCAGATTGATTTGACCGATCAGTTCTTGGTTCCGACAGCCTCAACTACCGACATAACAGACGGTGGTGGTGACGGTTGGGACTTGAATGTCTACGGTGACTTCCTGAAGTTCATCTCGCAGACAATACACGGTGGTATCCCCGGTGATGCACGGCATTGCCTACCCATTGTATATCGTCGCAGACGCGTTTCGTAACAATCATGGGGGGCTTCGGCCCCCCTTTCTTTAAAACATTATGGCTATTGTAAAGACCCTACTTTCTCATGGAACAAACGTTTCTATTAACGATCCTTCAAATGTAAGCATAAGTAATTCATCAAGTGCTGAAAATCCCGGTGGCTGGAGTGCCAACGTTGATTACCAACTTGCACTTATGCAAAACATAGGTTCTACAAATTTATACTTGCTGTATGGTACAGATGATGCGTCCACCACAAATTTTCACACTAAATTAACACCGGGAACTCAGGTGGATTTAACTGACGTAGTTGGTACAGCTATCAACGTGATTTCAGAGACATCAGCTGGAACCGCTGTATTCACGCTGGCATCGCCAGATACTTCAGTCAGTGATTACCCAGCGCAGCCTAGCAACAACATAAACGGATACTGATATGGCAAGAATTGTACAACAGGGTGTAATCACCACGTCGGGAACGTCCTACGAAAATGAACCCATTATCAAGTCAGATGGTTCTGGCCAG